GGCTCAACGACGAGGTTCCGGTCTCGAAGTCCGGCACGCTGGTTCCCGCCTGGTGCTCGACCGTCGAAGCCGACGTCGAGCAGGCCATCGAGACGCAGATGACCGCACAGGGCAACCTGGGCAACGACCCGTCGGACTCGTCCGATACGGGCGTGGAGTGCAGGATCGACTACGACCAGAACGTACTGGCCACCTCGCAGGTAAAGATCGGGCTGCGCGTCAAGCCCAACGGATACGCGAAGTATATCGACGTGGAACTGGGTTTCAAAACCGCATAAAACGACCGAACAATGATCAACGGCAGAGAATACGGCTGGGAGGACATCACCGCCTATGTGGGCGGCCGCGACGTGATGGGCTTCCGCTCGATCAAGTACACGACCAAACAGGAGAAGGAGGCGCTCTACGGCAAGGGCAACAAGGCGCTGGCCATCCAGAGCGGGAATATCTCGAACGACGGCGAAATCGGACTCACGCAGTCCGAGGTCGAGGCGCTGGAGACCGCCACGGGCGGCTCGCTGCTCGGCATCCAGCTCGACATCGTGGTGGCTTACGGCGACCCGGAGAAGGGCGACGTTCCGACGGTCCACAAGCTCGTCGGCGTACAGTTCACCGAGGACCCCCGCGAGGCCAACCAGGGCGACAAGTTCCAGGACCTCAAGCTGCCCTTCCTCTTTCTGGAACGGCGATAACCGAAACGAACAACCGTCCGGCTCCGGCCGGACCCAAAACAGCAAATCATCATGGAGAAAATCACGGAGAAACAGGAAGCCCTTGTCGGCCAAGCTACGGTGGCCGAGATCGACGAATGGAAAAAGCGCCACGGCGACATTTACGCGATCAAGGTAGACGGCCACGTGTGCTACCTGCGCAAACCCACGCGGCGCGACCTCTCGTTCGCGTCGAGCGCGGGAAAGAAGGACCCGCTGAAGTTCAACGAAACCCTGCTGCGCGACTGCTGGCTGGGCGGCAGCGAGGCGATCCGCCGCGACGATGACAAGTTCATGGGCGCATCGGGCGTTCTCGACAAGATCATCCCCGACGCGGAGGCCGAGCTGGAAAAGCTCTGAGGGCTACCGAGGTCGATCCTGCGGAGGGCCGCGACTGGGTCCGCAAACTGGACACCCAACTGCGCTATTACCTCCATATCGACCCCGATAGCCTCACCGATTGGGAATGGGCCATGCGTGTGAACGAGCTGATGTGGATACGCAAGCAGGAGGCGGAAGCCGCACGGCAGAAATAGCAGACCCGGAATCGCAAGGTTCGGACTGTCAGGAGATTTACTCCCGTGCGGAGGACAACACCGAGGGCCGCGCCGACATCGTCCGCGGGTCACTTTTCGCAAGTCGCGCCGTTGTCACGCACGGGGGAAAGAACCCCGCGGTCCGAACCTTTCCTAACTTTCCATATAAAGAATGAAGGCGAGCAGCAGGTAGAGCAGCGACCAGCCGATGACGATGCACCGCGCCTGCCACGGATGCGTTTCGCGGTTTTTATACGCTACGGCAAAGGGCATCGCAGGCAGACAGAGCAACACGCCGAGCGCTTTCGGAATGCACAGCAGCATGGCCCGCGCAGCCTTCAACACATAGAAAACCACGGCGACAGCGAACCAAATACCTATAAGTCCTGCTACCATACGCAGCGAAGATACGAAAAAACGGACACAATGGCAAATGTTGTCGAATATACGCTCTCTTTGAACGACCGGATCACGGGGAAGTTGAACAAGATCAACATCACCAACAACCGGGCGCTGGAGGTCTGGGCGAAGGTCGAGCAGCGGGTGAACAGCGCGAACGGCACCATGCAGAAATGCGGTGTCACGTTGGGAAGCCTCCGCGAGCGTGTCGATGCGTTGCGCGCCGAGCGCGAGTGGATTCCGGCCAGCAACATCAACGCCATACGCCGCACCAACATCGAGGTCAAGGCCCTCGAACGGCAGATCCGACAGCTCGAACGGGTGAACGGCGGCAAGATCAAGACCATGCTGTCGGAGGCCTTCAACAGCATTCCGTTCGCCAATACGCTGACCAATCCCATCGTTATGGCGGGCATGGCAGGTTACAAGGCGCTGCAAACGGGTTTCGAACGGGAAAAGGTGCAGGTCGCCTTCGACGTGCTGCTGCGCGGCGACACGAAAGCCTCGGAAGCGCTGCGGGAGGAGATACGCCGATACGGGATGGTAACGCCCTACATGACGGCCGAGTTGCAGGACGCCGCGAAGATGATGCTCTCGTTCGGCATCGCACAGGATCGGATCATGCCCAATATGAAGGCGCTGGGCGATATTGCGATGGGCGACAAGAACAAACTCTATTCGCTGACGCTGGCCTTCTCGCAGATGACCTCGGCGGGAAAACTCTCGGGCGAAGACCTGCTCCAGATGATCAATGCGGGTTTCAACCCGCTGTCGGAGATCTCCCGCAAGACGGGAAAATCCATCGGCGTGCTGAAGGACGAAATGTCGAAGGGCAAGATCTCGGCCGACATGGTGACCGAGGCGTTCTATTCGGCGACACGGGCCGGAGGCCAGTTCTACGGCATGACCGAGAAGATGGGACAGACGGCCGCGGGCAAGTGGTCCACGCTTCTCGGACTGGCGGGCGA